AGGTTCTTTTGATTCTCCTTAAGTGTGTTCTTATATGTGTCGTTGAACTTACCAACGAAAGTTTTGTATGTAAGGTTATCGATATGTCTCATCTCTTTTTCTTCCACTTGAGATGGAATGAGAATTTGTTTCACTTTGGTCTCGACCATAAGACGATTTTTTGCCGAAGACTTTGTATCTTGAAACCATGACCCAACAGTTGCAATGTCTTTATAGTTTGGCACGAAATTTGCAAAGACATCTGTTCCGAGTTGTTTGTTGATTTGATTGATCAGTTTTGTTTGAGAATTGAAAATAGCTTTACGATCAAGAGCATCATAATCTTTTTTTGTCTCAATTAGAAAACGTTCTGTGAAGTCTTTAGTCATCTTATCTTTGTTTTCGAGAATTGATTTGTACAGCTGAAGATCTTCATGTAGTGGAGAGCCTTTGTGAAAGTTTTCCTTGATCATTCCGAGAATAACTTTCTTTTTTGTTTCTTGACTATAAACAACAGCTTTCGTCAGTTCCTTTACTAGAGATTCGTAAAGAAAAGCGGTATTTCTTTTCTTATTGTGTTTCATTGTATACTCCTAAGTTTCACGATTTTTCTTAAGTTGGGCTAATTTTTTAATTGCTTTTTTTCTTTTTTCACTAGCTGTCATTGGTGGAGGTGTTAACGGTTTATGTCTTTTGCTATTTTGTGCTTCCAATTTCTCTATATGTTTACGAACAGCATTTAGCGCTTCATCTTCGTTAGAGGGCTCTCGTCCAAAAAACAAGTCATACAATACATAAATACCCCCAGCGCCAAGCATAAGAGTCGTTGGATCGATATCCATTTCCATCAAATCCATCTCTTCTTTTATAATTTGTTTTATTCTACTCTCAGTTAGTTTCATCTTTTTTCACCTTCTTTAGTAATCCTTCGATCAATGTATCAACTTGTCGAGATGTATTAAATAGTTTCTGTTCTTCTCTGTCGTTGATTTCTTCTGTTATTCCGCGAGCTAACGAGTCTAGACCACCAAAACCAGATTTACCTTGGAATGTTGAACGGTATGTATTTCCATATTCACCAGTAGCTTGGCTCTTCATCTGCTTCTTTAAACCACCTTTGGAATATGATGTTTGGTGTCTTTCGTATTTTCCTCTTTTATATTTTGGTTTATCATCGCGTTTAGCAGGGGGTTCGGCCAGGAGGACATCTTCAGTTTCATCACCCCCTTGGGCACCAGCAGTCTCGCCACCAGCAGCCTCGCCTCCGGCTTCACCACCCAAATCTAAACCGCCACCTTCATCTCCTCCGCCGAGATCAAGACCACCGCCGGTATCACCACCGAGGTCTCCGAGTCCGCCACCTTCGCCACCAGCTTCAGCAGGTTGGCCAGCAGCTTCCAATGATGCAGAGAATTTACGGTCAAAGAACATTTCTCTTTGCATTCTCAGATACTCTTCGTCGGATACACCAAGAAGGTTTTCGGCGACCCATCGACGAGAGAAGTATCCTTCTGTTGCATTTGCAGCAACGGAGAATTTCTTTTCCCAATGTTCTAGTTCTTGGAGTTCAGCAATCTTAGAAGGATTGTTTAGTCCAAGTTTGAAAGAAAGGAGATCATCGTTTCTATATCCTAGTGTGAATAGATGAATGATTCCGATCTTTTCCAATTCCGAAACAACAACCCTTTGAAGTCTTTGGATTGTTCTTGCGAAACGAATATCTTTCTGTGCGAGAGTTGTCTTGTCTTCTTGCGCTCCTTCTCCCATTGTAAGGTAGGACTGTGGAATTTTAAGAGCAGAGAAAAGTTTATCTCTCAAATATTTTACATCTTCGATTGTGGCGGTCATTGCGCCACCGGGAAGATTCTGGATATCTGTGGCTGAGGTTCCACGAATGGGAATGTAATAATCTTCTTCAATTGAAAGAGGGTTGTAGCGAAGGTCCAAGCGGCCTGTTGTGGGATCAACAACTTGGTGTCGCTTCATTTGTGTCATGACTTTTTGCATGTACTGCTCAACATCTTGAGGAGGGATGTTTCCGACATCAATCTTAAATACACGACGCTCAGGTGCACGAACAATACGATAAGCCATCATGGCGTCTTCAAGGAGAGTAAGTTGTCTCCAGATTCTACGAGCAGGTTCCAAAACAGAAGTTCCATATGGAGCATGTTTGTCATTGCCAAGAATACGAAAGTGAGCCATCTGCCAGTTCTCAAAAGTCATTCCTGCGGAGTTCCATTGAAACTGGACGTAGTTTGGATTTGTTTCGTCTTCTCCTTCAAGTCTTTCAACTTCTTGAGGTGGAAGACCGATGCAAGCTTTGATGCCGTCCTTTTCTTCAATATCTAAATAAAGAAAGAGATCTCCGTATTTACACATGGTTCGAGACCAACCAAAGAGATTGTGTTCAACATTCATAATGTTGTGATAGAGATTCTCGAGAACTGTTTTGATCTCATCATTTGGACATTTGATTCTCAACATTGGTTGGATAGATGAATGTGTTGTCATCTCATCGGCATAGATGTCTAGCGATGAAGCACACTCTGGTGTGTATTCCATTTGATCAAAGTCTACATAACGTTCTGCTCTGTTTCTGTTTGATATCATGTTAACCGTCATGATGTTCATGGGGTTGTATTCTTGTTTCTTAAACTGCTTGCCAGAGGCTGATGTGAATCTAGTTCCATAAGCATCTAGATGGCGACGTCTAAGGGCACGTCCATGCTGAGTTCTTCTTTGTGTAATCGGACCGGAAAATAGCTTTGTTAGAGAGCGGAAAAGACTATTCTCGGGATTATAGGGATTTCTTCCTAATTTGTTTTTTTTGGGCATTTATCATCCTTTGAAAATCCAAGCGAAATTTTTTGCGATATTTATCTCTTCTCTATACTTAGTTCCGAAATCTTGATCATACCCTTCTTGGCCTTTGATGGTTGTATTCATTACATTCTTCTTCATATACATCCCATCGATCATGGCTTTTTGATAATCCATGTCTTTTTGCGAGACTTCTAGAGCTGTATCTCTAACCCAACATGTAATTGCCAAGCACATAACAATGTCATCATGATAAGATCTCATAGCTTCTGGTTTGCCATTATTCCAAATAAATGTTCTAAATTCATCAAACGCTCGAGCCGATGGGATTTTTATAATTCTATTCCGAATAAACTCTTCAAGTTTAGCAACAATCAGAGGTCTTGTCTTCGTTGATGTTGTAAAACCACCAACAGCGTTATTCATGAACTCGCCTTGAGCAGAGTCTATAAACTCATGAGTTCCTTTGATAGAATAATAAAGGTTATCATAGCCCATGTCCTTGAGCTTCTCAAACACAGAGATTCCGATTCCATTATTCTCAACAACAAGAAGACATTTGCCGTATTCCATGCCAGCAGAGTAAAGCATTTGAGCATACATATCCAAAGATGGTTTGCCTTGATATTCTGCTACGATTTCCATCTTTCCTACATTAAGGACATGAAAAACAGAATTGTCAGCCCCATCGCCTCTAGCAACATCGGCAACGAGCAGATAACTTGATCCCTCGTTATACTTTTCCCATATCCAAAAATTTCTATCATATCCAGTCCTATACATTGGCTCTTTGATTTCGTTCTGCAACCAAGCAATATCATCAGCATGAATCACCGTGTCACCAGAAGTATTGAAGTTACACTCAAGCTCTTGTGCAATTTGCCGGCGAGACATATTTTTAGTCTCTTTCTCAAACCAAGCTTGGTCTCTCTCTGGGTGAACGTCCCATGGAAGATTTACAGGCTTAAAATCAGACTCTCCATTCTCTGCCGCAACATAAGTCTTATGGAACCAGTTACCAACACCATTTGGAGTTGAGAGAGCAATACAGCGACCACCAGTTGATAGCGTAGGATAAAGACCAGTCCATAGTTCATCAAGTCCATCAATGTGAGCAGCCTCGTCAATAATAAGGAGAGACAAAGCTTCAGAACGACCTGCGTCTCCTGAAGTTGAAGCAGCTTTAATCTGAGAGCCGTTTGATAGTTCGAACGATGTTCTGTTGTCAACTTTAATCTTTGCAACCTTCATCCATTCCGGAAGATACTGCATGATATTCTTAACTTTCTTTACGAGATTGGCGGCTGTCTGAAACTTTGTTGCAATAACAAGAATGTTTTTGTCTCGATGAAATAACATGAACCAAACAGCATAAGCAGCCGAGATTGTTGAAATCCCTAGCTGCCTTGCTTTAAGAATAACTGTGAATCGAAAATCATTGAAGTCATTTATCAAATCATTTTGATAAGGAAAAGTCTTAAACGGAATGAGCCCTTGTAGTGGGTGAGAAATCCGACAATAGTTATTTATGAAGTACTCGGGGTCTTTTCCGGACTTCACAATTTCTTTTATAATTTCTTTTTTAGAAAGAGAGAAAGACATTATCTATTAATATCAACGTTTAGTATACTTTTTAATATATTCTCTGCCATCACCTTTGTTTTGGAAAAACTTTTCAAGTGCTGCTAGGTCTCCTCTTTTTGCGATTTCTTTCAATTCTTTCGACCATTCCGGATCATTTTCATAGCGCAATAAAACAAAAGCTGCTGCGCGTTTTTCTTCTACGCCTAGTTTTTTTCTAGCTTTTTCATTGGCTAATGCATACCATCCACCAACCAAAGGATATTGATCAAATAGTTTACTAATTGCATTAAGATCTTTTGGAGCTTGTTTTGCTTTCATGAGATTACTAGTAATATCCTGCACAAAAGTACCTTCAGGCTTCGGATTATTGTCCGGTTTTATAAGTCCAGATTTTTCTCTTATTTGAAGTATCTGTTGTCTTGCGCGAGCTAGTTTTTCTTTATCATTTTCGTCTGCTAATTTTGTAAGGCTTTGTGCCAATGCTGAGGCATATATTTGTGCGTCGCGATTTTCTTCACCTTTCAAGGCATTGCTAGCTCCTTTCTGTAGTGCATCAGCGATAGCTTTAATCTGCTTTGCTTCCAACTGATCATCATCGAAATTTGTTTTATATTTCATTAGAGCGCTTTCTGCCCCGCCAATCGCTTTTTGAATTGTTTCTGTGCTAGCACCACCAGCCAGAGGATTTTCCTCATAGGATACTTCGCTTATTACATTATGTAGCTCTTCTTTGATAAGTTTTCTTATCTGCATTGTTGTTAATTTCATTTTTCATTATCCCCTTTTTTTCTTTTATCGTTCTGAGGGCGTTTATTAGAAAATGTCTCTAAGAACTTACGAGTTACTGTTCGACTGTTTTCAATAGCAGGATCAAGAATGGGCTCTTCTTTAACGCCACTGATTTTGTAATGCTGATAGGCTTGTACAAATGAACGAACGCGAGATGTTGATTGAACAAGAATCTTTGGCTCTCCATCTGCTGTAAGAGTTACGGAGTTACCGGTAACAGCTTTGTATTCTTTTTGAAGGAAGTTTTTGATCTCATTAAGTTGGCGAGCGATGTCATCTTCAAATCCACCACCATGAACTTGTTTAAGGAGAATATCAGATTGATAATTGATTACCATCTTGTTTCCGTAAAACTTAACAGAGAAGCCATCATTGACGCGTTTATCCATAATGGGGCACCCTTCTTCTCGTTGAAGCCCAACTTTGCGGACTTGTCCGTCAAGAGTAAATCTCTCGTCATGAGCGCCATCATAAGCGTTTGCTGCTGCTTGTGAAAGTCCTTGTATAATTTCTATCATCCTAATCCTCCAGATTT